TATTTACCCTGACCAACAAGACTTTGACCGACCCTGCGATCATCGGCACGATCCTTGAGGGCGTGTTCACGATTACTGATGGTGCATCCTTTGAAATTGACCCCAGCAATGGCTCTATACAGCTTATTACGCTGGGAGCTTCTCGGACGCCTTTGGCTACCAACTTCGCCGCAGGTGAGGCTATCACGCTGATGGTGGACGATGGTACTGACTTCACGATTGACTGGTCAACGATTGGTGTTGTGTGGAAAACGGGTGGCGGGACTGCACCTACGCTGAACACAACTGGCTACACAGTCATTGCCCTGTGGAAGGTAGGAACAACAGTCTACGGCGCGAGAGTGGGGGATGCGTAATGTTGGCTCAAAAAGTTATTGGGGCTACCGCTTCAGCTAAAGAGCAGTTTATTGCGGTAGCTCACGCTAGTTCCCCCTTTGTATCTGCCTACCCGTGGTCAGTTTCTGGCTTTGGAACTAAGTTTGCCAATCCAGCTACGCTACCCGCAGGCACTGGGTTTGATGTGTCTTTCAGCTCTTTAGGTGACGCTGTCGCAGTGGCCCATGATAGTTCTCCGTACGTCTCAGCTTACCCGTGGTCCGCCTTTGGCTTTGGAACTAAGTTTGATAACCCAAGCACTTTGCCTACAGGCACTGGCACTAAAGTGTCTTTCAGCTCTTCAGGTGACGCTGTCGCAGTAGCTCACTCTAGTTACCCCTTTGTATCTGCCTACCCATGGTCAGCCTCTGGCTTTGGAACTAAGTTTGCTAACCCAGCCACACTACCGACAGGCAGTGGTACTGGCGTAGCTTTCAGCCCATCAGGTGATGCTATAGCAGTTTCTCACAGCAGCTCCCCTTACGTCTCAGCTTATCCTTGGTCAGGCTCGGGTTTTGGAACTAAGTTTGCCAATCCAGCTACGCTACCCGCCAGTGGTACTGGCGTAGCTTTCAGCCCATTAGGTGACGCTGTCGCAGTAAGTCACACCACTAGCCCGTTCATCTCGGCCTACCCATGGTCAGCTTCAGGTTTTGGAACTAAGTTTGCCAATCCAGCTACGCTACCCGCAGGGGGTGGACAAAGCGTAGCTTTCAGCCCATCAGGTGACGCTGTCGCAGTAGCTCACGAGGCTTCTTCCCCTTTTGTAGCTGCCTACCCGTGGTCAGCCTCTGGCTTTGGAACTAAGTTTGCTAATCCAGCTACGCTGCCCGTAGGCACTGGGATTGATGTATCTTTCAGCTCTTTAGGTGACGCTGTCGCAGTAGCTCACGCTAGTTACCCCTTTGTATCTGCCTACCCATGGTCAGCCTCTGGCTTTGGAACTAAGTTTGCTAACCCAGCCACACTTCCAACAAACCTTGCCCTTGGCGTGGCATTTACGGAGAGATGAAAATGAACGACTACCATCGCGAAATCCTGACTTCCGCTCTCGAAGCTCGTACCAAAGAGGTCACGGAATATCAGGTTAATATCACCAACTTCAGCCTCGCCATCGAGCGCATCGCTGATGACCCTGAGTTACAGGAGTTCAAAACACAGATGCAGGGGCTGCTTGCCTCCTCAATCCTTGAGCAGCGCAAATCTAAAATCATGCTGGACGTAATCCAGTCACAACTGGAGTAAGATCATGTACGTTAAAGTCAAAAATGGGGCTGTTGAAGCATTTCCTTACGGTCATCGCGACCTCATGCGAGACAACCCAAACACCTCTTACCCTCGGGTAATGTCGGATGAAGCCCTTGCTGAACAAGGGTTGTACCCTGTCGCCACAAGGGAAATCCCACAACCGTTCGACCCAATTACGCAAAATGCGACGGTAATTGATCCAGTTATGGAGAACGACAGTTGGGTACAGGCATGGTCGGTGACAGCAGCAAGTCCTGAAGAAGTGCAACAGCGCACAAACGATCTAGAGGCATCTACTAGGGCGCAGCGGGACAACCAACTACAACAGACCGACTGGATGGCCATGAGCGACAACACCATGTCGCCCGCTTGGTCTACCTACCGCCAAGAGTTGCGTGATGTGACTGCACAGACGGGTTTTCCCTTTACTGTCGAGTGGCCGTCTAAACCGGAGTAAACCATGCTAGGATTTTCCCCATTAGCCTCCGCTCCGTTAGGTGATGATGGGGTTGTGGCCTCTCCGGACGTAACCGCCGCTCTGGCGGGCGTGTTTGCCACCGGTGCTGTTGGGCAATCCGCCATTCCTGACGTTGAGGTCTTTGCATCTGGGGTCGCGGCCACAGGCGCCACAGGCGTGGTGGCGGCGGAAACACCGGACGCACTCGTGCCAGTGTTTGGTGTCTCCGCACAATCCGCCGTGGGCGTCACAGTAGTCGCTACTCCCGACGTAGCCGTTGTCGCCACCGGCGTGTATGCGTCAGGTGAAGTTGGTCAGGCGATATCCGTAGTCCCTGATGTCGTAGTCCCTGCCACTGGCGTTGCCGCTTCAGGCGTCGTCGGCACCGTTGCCGCCACCGCCGACGTAACCACTCTCGTGGGGGGTGCGGGCGCCACGGCCAACGTAGGCACAGTTGAAGCCGTCGCGGGTATATCCCTGACGGGCGTTGCGGCAGTAGGTGCCACGGGTGACGTCACTGTCACCGGTACAGGCGTCTTCGTTCTGTCTGGTGTCGCAGCCTCGGGTGACGCCGGCGCGGTCACTGTGTCGCTCGTACAAGAAAGCAACCTGACGGGCGTGTCCGCCACGGGCGCCATTGGCCAAACGACGGCAATATCCGGCACCACTGCGGTACTCAGTGGCGTCTCCGCCGCTGGCCGCATAGGCCAAGTTATCATGTGGGGCCCAACTATCCCCAATCCCGGCAACGACTGGACGGACGTCGATACTCCTGATATAACAGACTGGACTGAGGTGAACCCCGGCGCGGGTGACATCTGGACTCCCATCGCAGCGTAAGGACCTACCATGCCAAGTTTATTCACGAGCAACGGCGGGATTGAACTGCCGTCGGACGGCGAACAAGACGGCGTCTGGGGCGATACCGTAAACACCAACATGCAGATTATTGACCGATTGACCAACGGCGTCGGTGCTATTACCCTTTCAGGGACAACACATACCCTGACCACGCTGAACGGTACACCGTCAGACGGGCACTATGCCGTGGTCGTGTTTGGCGGGACTCCTAGCGGTACAAACACCGTCACGGTCGCACCGAACGAGGCCGAGAAGGTATACTTCGTCCGCAACACTACGGCACAGAGCATCGTACTGACCCAAGGCTCGGGCGGAGATGTGACGGTAACTGCAGGGGCAGGGGCTATCGTCTACGCGGACGGCGCCGGTACTGGGGCGGCAGTTGTCGATTTCACGGGTACCTTTGCCGTTAGCCTAGCCTCGCTTGGTGTCACCGCCACGGCAGCGGAGTTGAACATCCTTGACGGCGCCACAGTCACCCCTGCGGAGCTGAACATCCTTGACGGTGTCACGGCGAGCACGGCAGAACTGAACATCCTCGACGGTGTCACGGCGAGCACGGCAGAACTGAACATCCTCGACGGCGTCACGGCCACGACGGCAGAGCTGAATATCCTCGCCGGCGTCACGGCCAGCACGGCAGAGCTGAATATCCTCGACGGCGTCACGGCCACGACTGCGGAGCTGAACATCCTCGACGGTGCCACGCTCACCACGGCAGAGCTGAACACCCTCGACGGCGTTACTCTCGTGCTGGCGGACGTCGCTGCTACGGCGGCAGAGCTGAACATCCTCGACGGCGCGACGGTAACGACTGCGGAGCTGAACATCCTCGACGGCGCGACGGTAACGACTGCGGAGCTGAACATCCTCGACGGCGTGACGGCGACGGCGACGGAGCTGAACACCCTCGATGGGATTACCGGCGTCGCATCGCAGGTGGAGGCCGAAGCGGGCACAGACAACACAAAACTCATGACCCCGCTGCGCACCACACAGGCGATTGCGGCAATCCCTGCACCGTCTGCACCAACAACCTCACAAGTATTGACTGCTACCGCAGGTGCATCCGTTGGTGAAATAGGAACTTACGCGCTTCTAAAAAGTGCAGGATTTTCGGATATATCGCCGGGCGCTACCACTGCGGGTTCAGGGCTGCGGTATTCGACGGCTGGTGGCACCATATCCACCACTCCTTCTGGCACTTGGCGCTGCATGGGATTTGTAGATATTAGCGGGGGAAACCCTGACGATACAACGCTGTTCTTGAGGATATCGTGATGGAATACAGAAACGCACAGCGCAACGCATTTGGCACGATTGATTGCGAAATCAATCATCCGGTTTATGGGTGGATACCAACGACAGCCAGCGCGGACGATGCTGAAACGGCAGTACTGTTCGCCACTCTGGACTTGGGCGATGCAACATTGCCAGCGCCAGCACCCGACATTGCAGCCCTCGCCACCACCGCCCGCGCCCAACGCGCCGCCCTGCTCCAGCACTCCGACTGGACGCAGGTAGCGGACGCCCCCGTCGACCAAGCCGCATGGGCTACCTACCGGCAGGCACTCAGAGATATTACGGTGCAGCCCGGGTTCCCTGCAGATATCGACTGGCCCACCAGACCGGAGTAAGCCATGACCTTAACGCGCCTCCAGTTCACGCCCGGAATTAACCGCGAAGTCACGAGCTTCGCGAACGAAGGCGGCTGGACGGACGGTGACAAGATACGTTTCCGTGCCACATTCCCCGAGACTATCGGCGGGTGGACGGGGTTTAATAGCCAGACCTTCGTCGGGATAGCCAGATCGCTACACCCGTGGGTTACCCTAACGGGCAAACAGCTGTTGGGGTTCGGCACCAACCTTAAATACTACATCCTACAGGGTGGTGCACCAGTAGACGTCACGCCCATCCGGCGGACAACCACTGCCGGAGCCGCTACGTTTGCGGCCACCACAGGGTCAAGCACCATCACGGTGAGTGACGCGCTGCACGGTGCGCAGGTAAACGCCTTCGTTGCGTTTACGGACGCCGCAAGTCTCGGCGGAGATATCACGGCCGAGGTGCTGAACGCCGAGCACCAAATCACCCGGGTCATAGACACGAGCTCATATGAGATTACCGTGGGCGTGGCCGCCGCGGCCGGAGACACGGGTGACGGTGGCGCAGCCACCGTTGCGGCCTACCAAATAAACCCTAGTCTCGACACCGTCGCCTTCGGTACCGGGTGGGGCACCGGTGCATGGTCCCGTGGAACATGGGGTTCCAGCTCGACTACCTCGGTAGCGACAGGGCAGCTAGGTATTTGGTCGCAAGACAACTACGGCGAAGATTTGTTCTTCGGGCTGCGTGATGGCGGGTTGTACTATTGGGACGCTACCAGCGGCGTATCGGTACGGGGGGTAGCGATCTCGGATATTGTGGGGTCTCAGGCGGCGCCAACAGTGGCACGGCGGGTCATGGTGTCGGAGCGCGATGGGCATTTTATCGCCTTCGGGTGCGACCCCGAGTTTGACCCCGGGGTGCAAGACCCGCTGACTATACGGTTCTCGAGCCAAGAGAACGTACTGGAGTGGCGCGCCAGAGAGACCACGACGGCGGGAGAACTCCGCCTCGGGTCCGGCAGCGGTATTGTCACTGCGGTGCAAACCAAGCAGCAAATCCTAGTTTTGACCGATATCTCCGCCCACACTATGCAGTATATCGGGGCCCCGTTCACTTTCGGGTTGAGCGAAGTGTCGACCAACCTGTCAGTTGCCGGGCCGAACGCCGTAGTGGCTGCGGGCGATACCGTATATTGGATGGGTCGTGGCGAGTTTTATGCCTACGACGGGCGCGTGCAGCAGATGGACTGCGCCGTTAAGGACTACGTATTCTCGAGCCTTAACCTCGGACAGATCGAAAAAGTGTCCGCGGGCCACAACGCGGCGTTCTCAGAGATATGGTGGTTCTACCCCTCGACCAACGACGACGAGAATAACCGCTAC